GATATCTACTACGTTATTCGACATCCTTATTCATCGCCTCCATTTCTAAACCCTCTAATATCCACATAAGACTAAATAACATAGGATTTAGATTGATGTTATTAATCTCAGCCACCGTACGTATAGCCGGATAATCGAACCCGGCAAGTCCGCCAGAGTGGTAAATACGTTGACTACGTGATAGGTTGTACAGCTTCATAGCCAGTTTTGAACCGAATAATAGGCGTGGTGGGTTATAGTCACACTCGGAGCAGTCGAAGGACTGCTTTGTAGCGGTCTGTAATTCCTTACATCCCTGGCAGTACTTCGGCTTATCCGAGGACATCCACATCCACGCCTCTTCTAGTTTTTTTCTGTTTCTTCTTGTAATTGATATGTTAATGTAATAACTTCACCTGCGAAGGTCATTGCATCCTTATCACTTACTGTATTGAGTTCTTCATCTGTGAGCTTATACACATCAGTTAAGATAAAACGCATAATGTCACGACTACGAACGATAGATGCTACTTGATCATCAACATCTACTGGGCAATACACGAAGTCTAAACCAGCTTTGATTAAGTTATCACGTTCAGTCCATGTAAGGGCTCTTGGTTTTAATTCTTTACCTTGAAGATTCATAGATACCTCCTAATGAATTAGATTAGTAAGATGCTTGGCTGTTAACCAATTCAAATACTACTGCGGATTGACCTGCATCATCACCATAGTATGCTTTGAATGGAAGTTCGATATTTACACCTTTAGGACCATCAATACCTGGGGAGTTACGTTCGTAAATCAACTCAGGTAACTTAATAGTCAAGGAGTTAGTACCTTTAGTAAGAGTTAATTCCAAGCTAGATTCAGTACCATTTACTGCCTTGTTCAATAAGTCCATGTTTTGGAAGAAAGCTTTAATAGTGCCGGATACACCGATAATACCTGTATCGATATATGTACGGAAGCCTTTACCACCGATAGCATAAGAGTCACCGTCCAAGCCGAAATCGATATCAAGGCTCATGGACAATACATTCGCTACAGTAGCGCCACCTTCTTTTATGGTGGCTTCGAGGTTTTCGAATGGAGTGAATACAATAGACTTAGGTGCAGTATCGAAGGGTACCGCTGCCATAGTTTCTTTACAACCCATTACATCGATAGATGCAGTCAATTCAGCATCACCGCCGAAGTTCAAGGACATTTTATTCATACGTACGCCACTGAATTGTTGGTAAGTACTAATGTCTTTATAGCCTTGCTCAAAGGTAGCAGATGGCATATCTGGACCAATTTTAAATACGTGTTTCTTACCAGAGCCTTGTGCTGTTGTAGTTGGAGCACCAAAGCCTAGCTTTAACCAATAACCAAATCCTAATACATCAACTGGTGGCACGATGCTACCGGATGTATCGATGTTACCTCGACTAGGTGCCGCAGGATTACGTGTGCCTCGAATAACAGAGGAGTCATTCAAGTTTTGGTTAGCCTTTAAAGAAGAGCTGATAATTGGCATTACTACGCCACCGGTAGATGGTGTAGTACCGAAGTCAGTTTCAAAGGCCATTGTAAGAGAAGATTGTGCACCTTGTGCACGTTTAGCAACTGCCATATTTATCCTCCTAATATTCAACATTACCGCCAATTACATGCGGTATTTCTATAGTGTATGTGGCTTTGCCTGGATATACAGGACGCCACGAGATATTGTCTGTTTCGTAGTCAATGTTAATGACTGGGTAGTTAGGGTTAACTGCCATGATACATTCAACGAGTAATTGACCAAGTTCATCACACTCGAACGCCCCTGTGTATCTCACTACACGACCTTCACGTTCTACTTCATTTCTTACTATCCCCCATGCAAGTTGTAAGGTGTAAGAGTAGGAACTAGCCAAACCCTCGGACTTATTATCCATTAATATGATCACACACGGACAATCCTCTTCAAGAGGAGCCCTTGCTTCATCATATCCGATGTAAATCCCTAAGTCCTTTCCGAAGTGTTTCATACAGTAGTCGGTAATCTTCTGATTATCCTTAACCGCTTCCGCCCATCTGTTAGCAATGACCGCTAGTGGAATAGTTTGCATTGCTACCTCACTTTATATGCTCGTCTACTAGATGCGAACTGAGTGCTTTTGCCTAGTGCATATTCACCGATTTTAGACTCTAGGTAAGGTACCAACTTAGGCTGTAAGGCTATCCTCATAGGACCAAACGTCTTACGAGGTTTAATCCTAAATTCAGATTTCCCTTTAGCAAGTTGAAAGCCACCGGCAAATAATGTCTTACGCATTGGCTCTGTGATTTGTTTTGTATAACCACGCTCAATCTGTTCACCTAATCGTTTAGCAGACGATGATAACCACCCTACTTTCACGGATTGCGACTTGGCGTCGTATTGGTAACCAACAGCTCGATACATCTTACCGAGAGGTGTATAACCAACTGTAGTCTCCTTTACGCCACCAGCTATAAGTTGAGCTCTGGACCTAAGCCCCCAACCTTCCTTATACGCCTTACCGCCTTCCTTATAGGCACGCCTTACTTTAGCGCCAAATGCTGCCTCGAATTGTGCCCTCATTGTAGGTGGCATGAAGTTAGCATATTTATGGCCACCAGGTGAACTGGATTTAATCCCTGCCTTGATTTCCTTCTGCATCATCCAACCGACTGACTTCATAGCTTTTCTAGTCCAATCTGGTTTAGTCTTAGCTATAAATTCAAGGTATGGTGTAGCAGTGTCAACGATGGTAATAGGTGAGTTACTCATGGTCTTACCGTCCTAACGTTGGCCACAATTTCAAGACAGTGCATTTTAGCGTCGCTATCGGAGATATGATCTACATACCACTTCTTACCATGGATGTAGATTACATCTTTAGTCTTAGGCAATGGTACGTCTTTAGTCCTAACCCATACCTTAGCCTTATCAGCTAAGCCAGTTACGAACCCAGAACCTTTACCGTCATACTCACCGATTTCTACGCTAGCCTTAATCTGCTTACCTTCATATGTTATTTTTTCGCCAAATACATCGAGTAAGGCGCTTTCATCATAGGTCAGCATAAGTTATACCTCATAGGGTTAATGCGGACCGTGTGGCCCGCATTTCCGTTAAAATACAATGATTAGTTTTTCAACATTACTGTTACAGTATCTTGAGTAGCAGTTTTAGGTTCTACTGCAATACCCAATGGTTTACCGCCAGTTTTAGCAGCTTTACCAGAAGCGAAGTTTACTGCATCACCTACAGCGTATGTATCAGCTTTAGTAGCGTCTACTTTGAATACGCCAGTAACTTTCAATGCACCCATTTCGCCAGTTTTGATATCAGTCACAGCTACACCATGAAGTGCACCTGCTTCTACGATATCGCCGGCTTTAATATCTGCTGTTGCCACATAATTGATGCGGTCTGTTTCATATACGAATTTTGCCATATGTGTTATATCCCCCTATTATTTACCTGCGTTTTTAAATACACCACGGAAGTCAAGAGCGCTTACGCCACAGTCAAATGCTACTTTGTATTCAATGCCGTCTACATCGAAGCCTTGACGAGTTTCAAGACGTGGAGTTTCAACGCCGTTCAAGTAAGTTACTTCGATAGTATCGTGTTGAGTTGCATCAGCTACTAAGTACCAAGCATCTGGGTCAGTCAATTCTGCATCAGCTACAACAATTAAGCGACCTTTGTAAGGGTTAGCAACACCGGAGTTTACACCGTCTACTGCTGCAGTGGAGTTAACGATTTGGTATGCAGTCATTTCAAGTTCTGGAGGAACTACCAAGTATTTAGGTGTAATGTTAAGAGTAGCTTCACCTTGAATACCTTTTTGACGGCGCATAGCAGTAATTGCTTTAGCGATTGCTTTGACAGATAATGCTTCACCAGTACCTGCAACGTTACCATGTTTAGCGTCGAACAATGCAACATTGTCTTGCATTTTAACGTTACCAGTTAATTGAGCATATACCATTTTGTTCACTAAGCGTTTAGCTGCAGAACCATATTTAGTAGCAATTTTGGAGAATAAGCCCAAGTCATCGTTAATGATCGCTTGACGAGTTAAGCTGAACAATTTACCATAAGTAGCTACTTTAGTACGAGCAGATGCTTCACCGAAGGAGTCTTGTTTGAATTGGCCACCTTCAGGAACTAATTCAAGGGTACCTGCTTCAGATAATGCTACGCGTGCAGCTTCTTTGAAGTCACGGTTAGAACCTTTACCTGCCCAAACTTGGTAAGTAGTTTCAGCTTCGTTAAAGCCTACCATTACGGATTTATTAGCTAAGTTAGACATGATAGCAGGGAATGTAGATGTGGAGTTAATAGCTGCACGAGCTAATTCCATGTTATCGCCAAAGTTTACTGTAGAACCAGATTCACGGCGTAAGGATTCACGAGCCATTTCAACCATGGAATAACCACGTAATTCTTGTGCACCTGGTGCAGCATCAGCTACAGGGATACCTGCTGCCATCAATACTGCGTCTTGTGCTGCTGCACGGAATTTATCACTTTCAGCTTCGCCCATTGTTACGGATACGCCTTTGTTACGAGCACGAAGTTGGTCCATTACCATTTCTCGTGCTTCTTCAACAGATTTACCCAATACGATCGCTTCGTCAGCACCTTCTACATCGAAGTCACGGAACATTGCTGTAATTTCGGAAGTACGTTTACGTTCTTGTTCCATAGCTTTTTGAAGGTCTGCTTGAGTAAGACCAGTTTCAACTGGTGCAGATTTTACTTCTTGAACTTCTAAATTTTTCTCTTGATCCATACGTGTGTTATCCTCCTGTGTGTCAATACTTGTATGAATTTCTTCAGCACTACGTCCTACGCCCACTGTTGGGTCAGCAGGAACAGATACAATACTGATTTCTAAAGGTTCCCAATCCGTTACTACATAAGCAGGACCATTAAATCGACCGTTAGTAGATTTAGTATCTTCATCTTCCAATACCTCATATCGTTTGATTGCATAGCCTGCGCTTACACCTTGTAGCGTACCGGACTGTACCTTTTGGAATATTGTTTCGGATTGTTCATCTGTGTCAAAGCGTACTAACGCTTTACCGCGGTTATCTTCTAGCCATACCTTCTCGATATGACCTACGACCGCATCACGATCATGGTTAAACAATACCGTACCCAAGCCATTATTAAAGCGCTCAAGGTTGATGCACTCTTCATCATGGCAAAGGATTTCATCGCCGAACCAACGGCCATATGGCGTTTCGGAAGAGAAAGATAATTCTACTGTCCGACTATCGGTATCGACGTGGTCAATAGTAGTTTCTCGACAGTAATTGCCAAGAACACTACGCTTTTGATGTTCACTCATTACTAGCCATCAGCTCCTTCCTGTGTAGTGTCATCATCGCCCATCGTTAGCGGTTGCAACTCACTGGAATAATCAAGTAACACCCCAAGCTCACGAGCCCTATCCTGTTCGAGCTTCCGTTGTTCAAGGACTTCCTCCCAATCACGACCGGATGCTGCGCACACGTCCTCTAGGGTTGTAAGACCAGATTTGATAGCTTCCTTATTAGCGTTAACCTCTTTTACTGGGTCAATCCAAGACCACCCTGGAGCAAGCCAAGATACCTCTTGGTATTTGTCTTTGTTCGCTAGGTAATCTGGAGGTAGTTCACCAGCTAAGTAGAGGGCATCAATAAAGGCTCTCCAAATCGGCATACAGAAGTGTGCGATAACAAACTCTTGTAATTGACGGAACGTCTTTTGGTCCTCTAACAGGTTTTGACGTGCGGCTGAGAAGTTACCGGATATATTACGCGCTACGATGTCAGCGCTCATACCAAGACCGGACGAGATACGTCTAGTCTGAGTTGCCGAGTATTCGCTTGCAGTTCCTGCATTACGCTTAGGGTCTGCAAACTCAATAGATTCACCAGGGCTTAGGTGTCTAACCATACCTGGCGCCATTGTCATGCTAGGTCTACCTTTGCTATCACGTGGAAGCAAGCTAGCTTGTCTAGCTGAATTTTGCGAAGTAATAAATGCACTGAAGCACGCTGATACACGTGCTGCGATTAAGTCCGCATCCATATACTCATCGATATCGTGGATCCGACGCAAGACTAACGCCAAGTGACTCATACCACGAATTTGAGTTGGACGAGTAGGCTTAAAGAATAAGAACGCCTGGTCTGTAGTTAACCGCATAGCCTCAAAGGTTCTTACACCCATAGGGTCTGCTTGGCTAACATGGTATGCTACAGGCTTTCCATATTCGTTTACCTCAACACCGCTAATGATGTTATTATTACCATATTTGATGTCTATGGCCCCTATATTCTCCGCCTCGATTAATTGGATAGCCAAGGGTAGATAATCGCCCTGTGCGGTCTTATTTACAAGAATTTCACCATCGTACAACATTCTACGTAGTGCCATAGTTTGCAACTCGTAGAAGTTAGATATACCACGTACGTCGGCATTACCAGCTTCCGTCCATTTCGCCCAGGCACGCTCAATCTTATTGTTGAGTTGGTTATTGAGCTTACCGCTCTTATGACGAACCTTAGCCTGTGGCTTAATACCAGGACCGATTACGTTACGCAAGATAGCAATAACAGCAGACTCAGCTAAGTCACTGTTCATCTCAGCAGACCGTGCACGGCCACGAATAATATCACGTGAACCTGTTGCTAGTTGCTCGGCTGTACCAAATGCAGGTTGCCAATCACTATTTAGTCTGTCCATTGATGCGGCATCGTATTGACGGAGTGCTTCACGTGCAGCCATTCGCTCTAATGCACGTTCAGGGTTTACCCAACCGATTACTTTATCTAAGATATTCATCGTCCACCCCATGTTACGTATGCATCAACTTGATAACCGTTTGACTCCTCGTGTACTCGTTGCATCAATGTTTGTTCACGTGCATAGAGTACTGGCAAGTCAATAGTCTTGAACCGCTTACCACCAATCTGTAACTCGGAATATCCTTTAGTTTCGATATCCTCAATCACTTGGCGGACACGTTCAAGTTGTTCATTTACATCGCTCATGGTTCACCTCC